TGCGTTGTTTATGACTGTAGCTCTTGTTGACAGAGCCGAGGCACTGCTCGGGTTCCATTGAAAAGTCTTATTGTTTTTTACAGTCGCAACTAATATTTGCCCAAAATTATCTAATGACCAGTTTCCTGGTTCTAATGTTACCTCACCAGTAGGTGAAGCATCACCCCATCCAGTAAAGCTAGAAGCTTCTTGAACCACAGCACCATCATTGTGTGCTGATCTAGTTGATCCAGAGGCTCCTCTTACAATACCTGTAACAGTGCTACCTGCTACACCAGTGTATGTTATTAATTCTTCTCCTACTTTTAATGTACCCCCACTACTACTAAAACCAGATACAGATGTTAAAGTTATAGTTGTTCCTGAACCACCAGTTCCATTTGCATCATCTAACAAAGCACCATTAAGCGTTGTGCTTGTGATGGAAGGATTTGTACCACCATACAAGCCAGTACCAAAACCATATCCTGTAACTTGTACAGCGTCACCTACTTTAAAATATGGAGATAGTGTTACACTTCCACCAGCAGTAAAACCAGCACCAGACTCTACTTTACCTGCTGTTACAGTAAAAGTATCTGAGGTTCTTGTTATTACTTCAAAAGTGTTTTGTGTGAAATCTGCACTTACAAAACCAGTGCCTCCACCTGGTAGGGTAACACTAGAAAATAAAAATAAGTCACCTATTTCTAACCCATGTGCTGCTTTATTTACAGTTACAGTAGCTGAGTTATTAGTGGTGGTTAAAGTGCAAGATGTAATGTTTGTATCTAAAGGTGACACATCATACATAGACCCATCATGATATATAAATAAACCTTTGTTTGTTCCTATAGCTATATATCTTTTACCAGTAAGATCACTCCATAAGTGCATATCTCTTGCAACGCCTACTAATGTACTAGAAGTGGTTTGTTCCCATCCACCTATTTTTTCTGGAAAACCATAACGAAATCTTACATTATCACAGTCAACCCATTTACCTTGTGCACCTGTAGGTGTGACTTGTTTATTTATACCGCCAATAATCTTGACTTCACTAAGCATAACATTATCTTATGTAGTCGGTTACTGTATTATCTGTAGTCCACCTATTCACTCTTGCTACTGTTTTAACTGAACCATCACTGTTTAACTCATTTGTATATAAACCTTTAAATGCAGCCATGTCACTTGCGTCTGAAATTGCTGTTTCAATTTCTGCACAATCAGTTCTTATTGCAGCAACGTACGTTTTAACAGCATTAGGAATCGCTTTGCTACTATCATAAATACTACGTTCTACTAACCAATTAAATCTAGATATTAATTCATTGGCTTGACTTTTACACTGATTTTTAGCTAGTGTTTTTAAACCATAATTTATTATTTTGTTTCCATCATCATCTAATATATTTTTACCATCTTTATCTTTAGCTTCAGCATCATCTAATGCTTTATCAGTCGTAGTATACTTAGTAGTAACTTTTTTATTTGAACTATCAAATGTGTATGTAGGTTGACTGGTTATCTCAAACCTATCATCACCTTTTGCTCCTGCTTCTACAGTAAAGATACCTATTGCGTTGAGTTCATCCCAAGTCCATGCAGTAAATATTCTACGAGAGTGTCTAATATCGTCTATAACCATATCTTTTGGTCTAGCTATTATCTCCTCTATTTTATTATCTTTTATATATGCCCACATATTACCACCTCCTTAAAAAGCATTGTTATATTTCGCTGGCACGTCTCCCCAGCACATGTATACATATGTATCATTTGCACCATTAATACTTGCTGCATCGGCCATGACCTTGAAACCGTTTGAATAAAAATCTACTTTTCTTGCACCAGTTGGCTCTTGGCTTTCTCCACCACCAGGATACCATGATACTTGTCTATCTACTAAATTGTTAGGACTTCTTGCAGAATCAAAAACGTACCAACCATATGCTTCATCTGCTCCTTTTATTGCTAAAATTCTGGGTCTAAATCCAGTAAAAATGAAAGGCCCGTTATTGTCTTGATTATTGCCTTCGTATCTGCCGAATCGTTGCATACCATCCACATTCGACCAGCAAAAAGCTATGTGATCGGAACTACCTGTATTTGTATTACTTTGAGTTCCTATGCTAAAAACTGTGCTTGTTGGTTCTGTATTATTAAACATTGTTGAATCAGTTTCAGCTACAGTGTAAGCATTCATAGTTAACACTTTTGTCGCACCAATACCAGCATGATATACTTTCCAATTTTGTGCTGGTGCAGTTAGTCTTTTAAATAATATAAAAGCTGGAGGAGATGACAATCCATGTCCAACTGTAGCATTACTACCTGTGCCTGTATATTTTACTATCGAAAAAGTTCCAGCAGGATTGCTTTGCACAGTGCTTGTAATAGACCCATTACCATTACTGCTAGTTGTACCACCATTAGCTCTCCAACACCACGCAACAAAAGTTTTTAAATTATTATTTATATTAGCAGAGGAACCTGCATTTAATGTAAATCCATCACTATCAAAAGATGCAAAGTCACTGCTAAAATTTGTTTCTTCATTACTTCTATCACTGTAAAGACCTAAAGAAGCTCCTCTCGTAGAATTAATAAGACCTTGTGAATAAGCAGCAGTCTGTGTTCTTCCCATAAACCACACAAGATCAGGTTGGAAGCCTAATCCAGTTATTGCATTTGAACCTGCATTACCAGTATAAAGAATAGCGTTGAAATTTTTCAATGGATGATTGGTATCAGTTTGTGCTGGATCAATATCATTATCAACTGGCATATTGGCTGAACACATCGCCAAGAACCCGGTGGGCGGCGAGTATTTGAAATTACCGAAGCCATTATCGTCCACACCTGTTCCTGCTGATAAACCTCCACCAAAAGTTGAATCTTGACCTGCGTTGATCACACAACCTCTTGAACTTGTGTATGTAAAACAATTTATAAATACCTCTGGTGGATTAGTTGTCCAACTTGCTTGAGGGTTAGTTCCATTTGCTGGATCACCTGAATTATAAAATGTGCCATTTCTAGATATAAATAATTTTTTATTATCTAAGTCTAAAGCAAATCCGACTACATCTCCGTTGTTGCAAGCAGTAGTTCCAGTTTCTGTTAATGTAACAGTACCCCAATTGTCAATATTAATATTACCAGAACCTGTATTATCACCCATCGCAGTTGAATTAGGTGCATGAAATCTTATTTCACCATTGTAACCAGTTGTCGAACTAAAATCTTGAGCATTAGTTCCACTACCTAAACTAATATAAGGATAGCTACTACCACTTATTACTAAACGAAACTCAATATACCATTTACCAGAACTAACAGCCATGTTTGTGTTTACTCCAGAAGCATCAGTGCTTGTATTACCTAACACTTTTGTAGCTCCTTGACTTAATTCTAAATAAGAGCCTAACTCACGACTATTCCAAACTGCAAAATTTCCACTACTAGGCATAGTTAACTCCCGAATGTTGGACTATCAAGAACTTGATGGTCCGCACCTAAATTTGTTGTTAAAAAATCATTATTGTTGCCTGAACTGTCATTTCCGAGGTCAGAAGAATTTTCGAACTTTAAATGATACCCATTACCACCGAAACTTCCTGTATATTGTTTAGGAATCCACACACCATTTTTAGTTTCTCCAAAGTCAGAAATCGCAACATCTTGTCCATCTATAGCCATAACTTCTGCTATGTAACCATAAACCCCATAGCTATTTCCTTCTGAATGGCCATACGCATTATATCCTATAGACTGATAATAAGTACCTGAAAAAGATGAATTCCAATGGACTGCTTGATTTAAACTCCAATTATTAGTTGTATCACCAACACCTAGTAAAGTTCCATTAACATAAACTTTTTGTCTATCTGCTTGAGCACTTTGCGTAGTATCAAATATAAAAGCATAATGATACCAACCAGTAGTATCTCTAAATATTGGTGGATAAGTATAATCATAACTTCCCCAAACACTATTACTAGAAATTCTATCATATTGGCTACTATCATTATCATCAATATAAATATTTTTACCACCACTAGTCAATGTTAAAATTATAATTTGAGGTAAATTTAAATTCGAACCACCTTTTTTCAACCAAAAACTAAATGCCCACTTTTTATTATTTGTAATAGTAGCAGAAGAGTTTCTATATAATCCTCCTCCATTTGCTCCACCAGCACTTGTAGGGTCTCTTGGGAGTCTTAAACTATGCTCGATCTGATGTTCATAAAATGCACTACTACCACTTCCTGGGTTTTGAAAAAATTCACCTTGTACTGGCATTACTTGTGTCTCCTATGCAAATGCAAGTTGTGGTGCTCCGAGCTGAATACTTGAAGCAGCCTTAACAAAATATGGTATGACATCGACTGCACTTGCTGCTGTTGATATAGTCAAACCAGCACCACCTGCTGTTTCATAATCTGTTCCTAAACTTAATGTTCTACTACCTGTACCGTCTTGAATAAATACTATGATACCAGATTGACCCACTGACTCAGTCGTTGGATTAGCTAAAGTTACATTGCCTGTTGCTGTAAGAACAAAATTTTGATAGGTGTCAAAATCTAATGTTACACTACCTGTTTGTGAACCAGCAGTTTGTGTGCTACCTCTTAGTGCTTTTGTAAATGTTGTATTAGCATTTGACGCTACGATATTAGCACCAGCTAAAGTTGTTGCACCAGTTCCACCACCTGCTATAGGTAATGTTCCAAACTCTAATGCACTACCACCACTATTCATTTTTAATGCTTGATTTGCAGAACCTGCTGATGTTAAACCTGTACCACCTTTTGTAATCGGTACTGTTGGTAAACTTGCTGTGCCAACTGCACCACCTAAACTATCTAATGATACTTCGACAATATTTGTTCCGTTAGAGTATGCAAAATATATTTTTGCTTGATCTGGAGAAAAACCAGTTCCACTTGCAGTTTTAATAGTCAAGTTAGTTGGATTTGTAACTGCTGTTACATCAAAGATATACATTTTTTCAATGCTATCAGGTACTGTTAAAACTGTGGCTCCTGATAGGGTAACAGTAGCCACTTTAACAACCATATTTCTTGCGTTTGATATAGTACCATCAGTCATTGCAAGAGCAACTGTTGCTCCATCTCCGACTGTAACTTGT